TTGTATCTTTAACAGGTCAATCATTAACTGCTTCTTTAAATAGTGTAACTGCAACAATAGGTCAAAATATAAATGTTACCGGTCAATCATTAACCGGTTCTTTAAATAGTGTGACTGTAATAGGGTCTGCTGTTGTTTCTGTAACAGGAAATACGTTGACTATAGCTTTAAATAGTGTAAATCCTCAAGTCTGGACAATAATTGATACTGGAACTACAGTAACCTGGACAGATATTGACACGGCTGCTTAAATTATATAAAACTAACATAAGGAACTAATATGGCATCAAGTTATTCTACCGACCTCAAACTAGAACTTATGGTCACTGGCGAAAACGCCGGTACATGGGGAGATATTACAAATACAAATTTAAATTTATTACAACAAGCAATTGGTGGTTATCAAGAAGTAAGCATCGCAGGAGGAGCTCAAACTACAACTCTTCTAATGTCAAATGCAGCAATATCTAATGCAAGAAATGCAGTTATAAAATTAACAGGTGCAATTACAGGAAACCAAGTTGTAACAGTTCCAGATGGAATTGAAAAAACATATACAATAGCTAATGGCACATCAGGTGCTTTTACAGTTCAATTTAAAACAGCGACGGGTACAGGATCAACATTTAGTACAACAGATAAAGGAACTAAATCTTTATTTGCAGATGGTACTAATATAGTAGATGTATTTAGCACTCTTTCTCAACTTAATTTAGTTAATAGAAATGAAGTAAGATTTGAAGATACAACAGGTGGCCAATATATAGGTTTAAAAGCTCCCGCTACTATTTCTTCAAGTTTTTCATTGTCTTTACCAAGTGCTGATGGTACATCAGGACAAGGAATTTTAACAGATGGATCAGGTGTTTTATCATTTGGTAGTGTAGGAATTTCAACAGGAAAAGCTATTGCAATGGCAATAGTTTTCGGATAATAATAACGAACGGAGATAAATTATGGCAAACCCAAATATAGTAAACGTAACAGATATAAGAGGTAAAACAGATACCTTTGCACTTACTACTACTCTTACAACTTTAGTTACTTGCACAGCAAGTCACGTGTTTAAAATAAATTCAATTTTAGTAGCAAACATAGATGGAACAAGCGCAGCTGATGTAACAATCAATTATAATAATGGTACTGACACAAGAGCAATCGGAAGTACAGTTGCAGTTCCAGCAGATGCATCATTAGCATTAGTAGATAAATCCTCAGGATTTTATTTAGAAGAAAATGAAATAATTTCTGGACAAGCAAGTGCAAACGGCGATCTAGTTTGCATGATATCATACGAAGACATAAGTTAACCGGGAGATTTTTGCTATGGCAAAAGAGAACGGTGGAATCATAGGAGTAGTCAACACTCCAACAACATCAGTCGCATCAGGAGTCTGGGCTATTGAAGATCAATTCAACGCACGTGTTTCAAATATTTGGCCAAGCTCTCCTTATTCAGTAGATTTTTTAGTAATAGCGGGTGGTGGTTCTGGTGGACGAGCAGATGTTGCTCAAACACAAGGAGGAGGTGGGTCAGGTGCAGGAGGTTATCGTTCTTCTAATGCTACTTATGGAGGTTCAGGTGGTGGTGGAAGTGCAGAATCTAGTTTAATATTTAAGTTAGGAACAGTTTACACAGTTACAGTTGGCGCAGGTGCAACCGCAAACAATGCTGCTGGAAGTAGAGGTGGTAATCTTGGTACAGATTCTTCTATTTCAGGAACAGGAATTACAACAGTTACATCTGCTGGTGGCGCAGGTGGTGGAGGATTAGATAGTGCTGGAGGATCAGGAGGTTCAGGTGGTGGTGGTGGAAGTGGAGGTACTGTTTCACCAGGAGGTGCTGGTACAGCTAATCAAGGATTTGCTGGAGGTTCAAATTTAGCACCATCAGGTTACCATGCTGGAGGAGGAGGTGGAGCTGGTGCAGTAGGAGTTGATGGAGGTCCTAGTACTGGAAATGGTGGTGATGGAGTTGCTTCAACAATTACAGGTTCTTCAGTTACAAGAGCAGGTGGAGGTGGAGGTGGTCCACATAGTTTAAATAATAATAGAGGTGCTGGAGGTTCAGGTGGTGGTGGACAATCAGGATTAAGTGGTGGAACTGCCGATAATGGAACAGCAAATACTGGTTCAGGTGGGGGTGGAAATTCTTGTGTACCAGGCACAACAGGTAATGCTGGAAATGGTGGTAAAGGAGTTATAATACTTCGTATGCCAACTTCAAATTATTCAGGTACAACAACGGGTTCTCCAACAGTTACAACATCTGGTGCAGATACAATATTAGTTTATAACGATTCAGGAAGTTACACAGGATAATATTATGGCTTATTTTGCAAAATTAAATTCAGAAAATATAATTGAAACAGTAATTTCAATTAATAATTCTGTGATCACAGATAGTAATGGGGTTGAACAAGAACAATTAGGTATAGATTTTATAAATAATCTTTATGGAACAAATAATATTTGGAAACAAACATCTTACAACACACAGGGTGGAATACATAGTAATGGTGGAATCCCTTTTAGAAAAAACTATGCAGGAATAGGTTTTACTTATGATGCAAATAAAGATGCTTTTATTCCACAAAAAACTTATAATAGTTGGGTATTAAATGAATTTACTTGTCTTTGGGAAGCACCTATAGCTTATCCAAATGATGGACAATTATATAAATGGAACGAAGAAATTTTAAATTGGGAGTTAATAAATGGCTAAACGTAATGGTGGTATAATTGGTAAAGTAAATACTCCAACAACTTCTGTAGCAACAGGAGTCTGGAGATTACAAGATCAATTCAATGCTAAAAAAAATAGTATTTGGCCGTCAAGTCCTTATTCAGTAGATTTTTTAGTAATCGCTGGAGGTGGAAGTGGTGGAGATGGAAATGGTGGAGGTGGAGGAGGAGGAGCAGGTGGTTATATAACTTCAACTCAATCAGTATTACCTGGCATAGCTATTACAGTAACAGTAGGAGACGGTGGGGCAGATCAACTATCAGGATTTATTGTAGGAAATTCTGGTTCTAATTCTTCTATTTCAGGTTCAGGATTAACAACAATAACTTCAACAGGTGGTGGTGGTGGTGGTACTTATAATGCAGTTGCTGGTGCAAGTGGTGGTTCTGGTGGTGGTGGTGGTGTTTCTGGTGCAAGTGGTGGTTCTGGTAACACTCCTAGTACATCGCCAAGTCAAGGTAATAATGGAGGAGATGCATTTGTTGGTTCTTCACCTTTCTTTGGTGCTGGAGGTGGTGGGGGTGCTGGTGCTACTGGTAGTGTTGGAACGGGTGCTGGTGGTGGTAATGGTGGTAATGGTACAGCTTCATCAATAACTGGTTCTTCAGTTACAAGAGCAGGTGGGGGTGCTGGAAGTACAGAAAATGGAGCTGGTGGAACTGGTGGAACTGGTGGTGGAGGTAATGGAGGTAATGGAGGTAATGTTGTTGGTACTGCTGGTACTGTTAATACTGGAAGTGGTGGTGGGGGAGGTGGTATGCCTGCTCCATATCGTACTGGTAAAGCAGGAGGAAAAGGAGTTGTTATATTAAGTGTACCAACTTCTGGTTATTCAGGAACTACAACAGGAAGTCCAACTGTTACAACGTCAGGTGGTAATACAATAATGCAATTTAACGGAAGTGGGAGTTACACAACATAATGGCATCATTCGCAAAATTAAATAATAATATAGTTGAAAGAGTTGAATCTGTTGTTAATGAAGTATTAAAAGATTCAAATGGAATTGAACAAGAAAATATTGGTATAGAATTTTTAAAATCTTTATATGGACAAGATACTAATTGGAAACAAACTTCTTATAATACAAGTGGTGGAGTTCATAAATTAGGTGGAACTCCTTTTAGAAAAAATCACGCAGGAATAGGTTATACTTATGATCAAACAAGAGATGCTTTTATTACGCCTAAACCTTATAATAGTTGGATATTAAATGAATCTACTTGTAATTGGGATGCGCCTATACCTATGCCAACAGATGGACAAAGATATTCTTGGAATGAAGAAAATTTAAATTGGATTTTACAAACACCTTAAAATAGTCTATTAAGAGTTAGAATGATAGAATCAACTATTAATAGTATATTTCCAACACCTATCTATATGTCAAAATTAGATAGAGAATTAACACCATTAGAATTAAAGTTTGTAGATAAAAATAAAAAAACTTTTACTAAAAATGATGGAAATATTACATCTAATAATAATTATATTTTAAATGAAAAACCTTTTACTAATATTAAAAAAGAATTAGATTTAGTGGTAAAAGATTATTTTGAAAAAGTAATATCTTCAACCGATGCTATTACACCTTATATCACGCAGTCTTGGTTAAATTATACTGAAACAAATCAATATCATCATAAACATGCACACCCTAATTCATTAGTATCAGGAGTTTTTTATATTAATTGTCATGAAGAACATGATAAGATCAAATTCTTTGATGATACTTATAAAACTATTAAACTAGAAATAAAAGATTGGAATTTATGGAACTCCGAAACATGGTGGTTTTCTGTTAAAACTGGAGATGTAATATTATTTCCATCATCATTAACTCACATGGTAGAAACTAAACAAGGAGATAACACTAGAATTAGTTTAGCTTTTAACGTTTTTATAAAAGGTACAGTTGGTAATAATAAATCTTTAACTGAACTTATATTGTAGTTGAATATAGAGACAAAGTTTTCTA